TTGCTAATAAACTAGGATACAAAATTGTAATGCTTAAAGCAGCAAAGGGAACAACTACAATTGAAGGTGATAAAGAATTATTTCAATATGTAGACATAACCGGTTATTTCTTTAAAAAAGAACAACTTAGAAGAACATTTCCTAAAGTTGTAGAACCTGAACCTATTAAGCCATTAACACCTGAGCAACTTAAAGAATTAGGACTATAAAACATTAAACGTATAATATGGAAAAATTAATTAGATTTGTAATAGTATTGGCATTAATTACTCAAGTCAGTCATGCTGCTTGGGTATTTGGCAATATATCACAGACTAAATCAGCCACATTGGACCAAATAATGAACTATATCTTTGCGATTAGTTTGGAATTATCGATCTTTATATTTACAATTAAAGGAAAATTAAAGATTGCCACATTTTTTGCAGTAATATCCACATTAATTAATCTATTATATTATTGGTTTAAAATAGGATTCTCTTTAGAGTTTTGTTCTATGATAGTGATCAGTCCAATTATACCCACTACCATCTACTTCTACTCGGATCTAATGACCTCAATACAGGACAAGATCCCAAATAAACAAGAGGACTCAATAGTAAAAAGACCAGTAGGTAGACCAAGAAAAAATCCAATTTAAAGCTTTACTATAATAGTAAAATATAAAGAGACCAAAACAAATAACCTATGACACCAAAAGAAAAAGCAGAAGAATTATTTGATAAATTTAATAATCCTGATAGGACAAAATATCCTTATGTACACAATGCTCAACAATGTGCATTAATAGCAGTAGATGAAATATTACAGTTAATTAATAGAGATTTAAATTATCAAAATGCGTATGCTTATTATTTAGAAGTTAAACAAGAAATAAATAACTTATGAAACATATATTATGCAAATTGTTTGGACATAATTATTTTATACAAAAAAGATTAAATGGCAATTTGTATATAAAATGTTCAAGATGTAATAAAGAAAATTAAAAACAAATAACCTATAATAAATAACCTATGAAAACAGCAATGCAAGACTTAATTGAAAAGATTCAATCAAAACAACATCAATGTTTAAATGATTTTCAATCTGGGTATCAATTAGCATTAAATGATATGTTGCTAGAAGCTAAAAAATTTGCAAATCAAAAAGATAAGATATTAGAAATAAAAGATGAGCTAATATCAACATCTCATAAGCTATCTTATGTCTTAAATAATATAGACCTATTAGCTAAAGACCACGCCACTCTCAATAATGTTATAGATGAAATAAACTATTTACATCGTAAGTATATAGATGCAAAAATGGAATACACAGAAGAATACTACAACCAAACCTATAACTAAACTTTTAGTTTGTGATATTTATATATCAAAGGACAAAGAAGATGATAAAACTAACCAAAATACTACAGGAGATAGGGGATTCAACCGCTAAACCATATCCATTTCAAGTAAAAAGTTCACCTGACCAAGAATCAGATTATGCGAAGATAACTACCTATGGATTTGAATCAGAGCACTTCCCTTATACAGTATGGCTAGCCACATTTGAAGGAGGAGATGAAGTGGATCAAATGACAGTGGTTTTCTTTGTGAATTATGACGTTCACCCCGAAGGGGATACGGTAGTAACCAATAAAGGAGAGCTGTACAGAGTAATGGCAACTGTAAGCTCAATTATAAGCGCAGAATTAAGGAGGAGGCCAAATGTAGATACTCTAAGATTTAGCCCATCTAAAAAACAAGGCGACGATACCTCAAGAGAGAATCTCTACTTAAAGTACATTAGTCAAGCTTATCCAAATGCAGAGATAAGTAGAGAGGCTAATGGCTCTAGAAATGATGATATAATAGTAAAGTTTAAATAGATTTGGGCATAAGTGATGCTAACTAAAGTTTTAGTCGGATAACTAAATTTATAGTTTAATAACTAAATTTATAGTTGTAGAATCCCATATATAGAAATTGAAATATCGAAGGAAAACATACTCCCAAGGAGGGAACCAACCCCCGGAATCACAGAAATCTCACCACCAAAAAGAATCCAAAAATCCATATACTACATAACCCCAATGGCTATAAGCTGACCAGCAGCGCCCCATACGTTGGTTTTTTATCTATTTAGTCGCGAACGGGTTTAGTGGACACGGGTGGGGATTAGATGAACTAAAAATATTTGATCAGTTTACGTGGGTTTATTTAGCCTCCATGGCAGGCTTGGATCTGCTAGTATTGGTAACCAACGCGTTGCAACTGATTGGTTTCCAAGGGACAATCTTTCAATAATATTTTTTACTGTCAATTATTTGGGGTACTTTTACCCTATTAGCAGCTGATCCACCATAGGACAGCCGCCCGTTAAGTCACTCAAAACCAATCAGTTATGTACAAAGCAATGGAATTCAACGAGTTAAGATACAACACCAGTCGCGACGAGAAAACAGTGTATAACGCATTTGCACCCAGCAAGATGCACGAGCAGAAGAGCGGCAGCCTGCACGTAGAGTTCACCAATTTCTTTGGACAACGTCAAGTGATTCACTGCAAGAATCGCCCACAATTCAAGCAGGCCAGCGCTTTCCTTAGCATGTTCAAAAAAGAATCTGTTACGATTAATCAGATCTGCGCGCAGTACGCGGTTAAAAACGGTAAATTCCAGAACATCAGCCGATTGAAAGCTGATCTAATCCAAGCAGGCCTTACTCCTAAAGCAGTTAAGTTGCTAACTGTATTAAAATAGCAACGTGGTAGGGCGCAGAGTATTCAAAAGATACTGTTAAGAAGCGCCTTACCTTACATTTATCACAATCACATTTAAATAAAAATTAGTTAGCATGAAATTAGAATTAGACGTTTTAGAAGTAAATGAAATTATCTACTCTTTAGGTATCGCGATCATTGAAGGCGGTGGAATTAATAAAGAGCGCGCGCAGTCTGTAAAGGACAAATTGACTGATGAGTTAGTAGCGTACATTAATAAATTAGACGAGGACATTAAACAGTTACGAGCTAAACAGAAAGAGAAATCAGATGCAATTGCAGTAGATGCAGTACAAAAGATTAAAGATATCGAATGGGCTGTAGATCCAGTAGAAGACAATCTAAGTTACGGTTTTTATCCAAGCACAAAGTAATTTAATCATTAATAAAAAACAATAAAAGTTATGTTAGATCGAGTATTTAGTTTTGCAGTTGAAGAAGTAAGAAGTTCCTTTCCGTCTGTGTATACCAAAGATGATGTGGAACAAGTGCTTATGAAGTTTAAAGTGGCAGCCGAAGAAGTGATTGCTGCTGATAAGCCAGATGAAGCAGTTGCAGGTTTCTTCCATAATGCAGAAGATGCAGCTGAAGTGATTCAAGCGTTTATCCGTAAAAATTTATCTAATATGTCAGCTGATGAATTGGTTGACTATGATAGTGCAGAGTTTACTATCAATTACGGTAATACTCTTGAATTGGAGTCTATAGATACCTGTAACTGGGAGAATATCGCAGACGAACTTACTGATGGCTTAGTTGAGTTATTAGAAGAGAATAAGATCACCATGGCACAGAGATTCAAAAAGTATCCAGAAGAAGAAGCAGATACTACAGAAACAGTGGACTACAATAATTAATTAAAAAAAATAATCACGATGAGTAAATTAACAGAAAGTCAAATTGAAGTATTAAAACAGGTGGTATCGTATATCAATCCTATTAATCCGCTGTACGCGTCGCTGAAGTCAGAATTTCCGGAGGCATTCCCTAAGACTATTCAAAAATACCTTGAACAAGTAAGCGACAGATGTTACGACCGTCCGGTTAACTACAACGATGATTATGTATTCGTTAGAATGCCAAATGCCAACCAAGAATGGACGTTTGCAGCTTTTAAATGGATTCAACTATTCTGCGATACAGTTAACGATGATGATGGTGGTGAATATCGTGTTGCTGCATATCCTATTCACGGCGTTGGCGCTGCAAGAGCCATTAATCGCGCAGTAGAATCAGGTATTATTGATTCTGATTGGGAATACCAAGTAATTAAATATAGCTTAAAATAAAAACAATTTAAATATGCCATTAGTTAAGTTATCAATTAAAGATCGTTTTGGATCTCTAGTATTAGGCAAGACATACATGTGTAATAGTATTGAGTCTGCAGCTACTAAGTTTCAAGCCAAATATCCTCAGTGTTGGGTGAATCTGAATAAGGTAAATACAAAAGGGGAGCCCATATATACCAACTTCTACCACATGTGTCCATTAGACATGCTAAAGGATGAGATCAAACTAAACAATGATCAGATCACATTAGAAGAGTACAGAGAGTATTGGTATCCAGATAAAAAGCAGGTACAAGCTGCATTGGACCAAGCGCTTAGTCTAGCAGAACAGGAAATGCTAGCAGAACAGGAGTCTATAGATGACCAATACAATCCATTCTCAGACGTATACGATGAAGAAGACTAGAAAGATAAATTTTACCATGTCAAAAATAAGTGTTATATTTATATCCTAATCAATCGAAAAGGGCGCTATTGCCCACACACTTTAAATTTTAGTTATGAAACTAACATTCACACCACAAAGCAACAGACCAGCAACGTACAACAAGTTGTCGTACACACAGAAGATCAGCCGTATTAACCGCAAACTTCGCGTAGGAGATATCACTAACGTAGCAGCCTCTACAGGTTACAGCACGACACATGTCTCTGATGTGATCAGCGGCAAGTACACTAACGAGCGTATCGTCAATGAAGCGTACGATGTTACTCGCGGCAGAATGAGCAACGCCAAGAAGCTTGCAACTGCATAGTAGAACCAATAAGAAGGGGATATAAACGCCCCTTCTTTTTTATAACCATCCACGGTGGATACAATATGGTTCGACTCCTATTATGGTTACTCAAAATAAAAAATAAAAGTTATGACACAAGTACAACAACCCACAGCGATTAAAGTATTAAGTTTAGACAAGGCAAAGGAATTAGCGCCCGCTATATTCGCTACTGAGCCTGCATCTTACATCAATCTTAACAGATACAAGTTTACACCCACCACGGACATCATCTCCAACATGGATGCATTGGGTTGGAAACTAACCAATGCTAAACAATCCAAAACCAATGTGCCATTAAGACGTAACTACGGAGTACACATCACAGAGTTCCAACACCCAGACCTATTCATCAAGGATGCAACAGGTGGCATCGAAGCAAGACCTACAGTAGTCTTACTAAACTCTCATGACGGATCAAGGCCGATTAACTTTGAGATGGGACTGTTCAGATTGGTATGTAGTAATGGCCTAATGGTTAAGGACAAGGACTTTGGCGGTTTCAAAGAGAGACACACCAAGTACACCTTAGCCGAAGTGCAGAACATGATCAACGACAAGATGCTTGGCCTAAACGACACAGTAGCCAAGATCAATAACTGGACTGGCATTGAGATGTCGGCCAAGGACAGAAGAGCCTTTGCTATTGAAGCCCTAGCCCTAAGAATTGGAGAAGACAGACAAGCAGAGGACTACGAAATCATGGAGATCTTAGCACCAAGAAGAGAGGCAGATGCACCAAACACCCTATGGCACACCTTTAACCGCGTACAGGAGAACATTATCCGCGGTGGTTATCAGATGAACAACAGGACTGCAAGGCCGATCACCAACCCTATACAGGACATGGTATTGAACCAAGGCCTATGGACCCTAGCCGATGCTTACGCATCATAAATTGGGGTTGGCTTTCTACATTGCTACGCTAGCGTTGCGCTAATGGTTACTAACGACCAACTAGCTCTTCGCTAGCGACCAGCAAAGCGGTAGGTTATCGGAGCTAGGAGCTAGTTAGCGGGGCCCTATCCTCTTGGTTTAACCCCGAGAATTCCCCGGTTTTCACCAGGTCAAAAAAATATATCTAAATATACAAGTTATGTGGATAGCAGAAGTTATATGGCACGACAATAGTAGATACTACTTTGGACCCTTTACTGAGTATGAGGCAGGTATTAAGAAATGGAGTGCAGAGTTTTCATACGAGCATGGTAGTAGAATTGAATCTATTAGTTACCATAAATTAGAAGAACCAAAATAAACAGTTATGATGAATTTAATAAAGCAGATCGATTGCAGAAAGTGCGGTGATAAAATGCCAGAATTACGATTCATAAAATACGGTTACAAGACCTGTACCCGCTGTAGTACTGTTGCAAGAGTGGGTGGAGTGGCAATAGCAAATCACAAAACCGGTAACGAAATACAGATTATGCCCGCAGAAGATGCAGCTCGTTTGTACAGATTATCGCAAAGAAGCGGATACGGAGTTTGTAAAGGCATGAAATCAAATTAAGAAACAAAAAATAACCTATGAGCACAACATTTGCAGTACCCGTAAAACGGGTCAATCTAGAAGACTTAAGCCAAATTGAATTGGGAAACGAGGACGGAGTATTTGAGTACATAAGCAGGGAGTATTTTGAAGAGGTGTGGTTCAGAAGTATGGGCAATTGTAGATGGCTAAACCCATTAGCAGAACTGCTGCCAGATCAGACAATAGTTTACGCCATGGACAATACACAACAGGGAATCTATACCATTGGGGACATAAAACAGATCATGGCCAAACAGGTAGCCGGGGAGAATAGCCTAAAATTGGGTTAACCCAAACTAGATATCCAAATATTTATTACTATACAACAACAAGAAGAAAAAATGAAAAATCGATTAATGTTTACCGGCACCCTATTACTGTTCACTTGGGCAGTTACACTCTTAATACTAATCTTTTTTACGCCAAACGTGAATTATCGTGCTGCATTTCCATTGGCCGTAATACCGTTCATTAGCGCAGGCCTATTTCTAATCTCTGAGTTCTACGTAAAGGAGAACAAAGAGAATCGGTAACCCATATTTATTAGGTAAAAGCTAAATACGATGAAAACTGCGTGTAAACTAATCCTAGTACTGGTATTGCTATCCAGCTGCTCGGTATCAATCTACTCTTACAGCAATTGCCCGACCAATGATAAGCTCTTTTTCTACAAAAGAATCAGATAGTAAACCAGAATCTGTTATGTATAATTTTACCTATAGTTACCTGTGGGGTTGGTTTCAGCCCGAGCCGATCAAAATCGGTCAAGAAGTGCCTGTGGTAGAATCTGTAGTACAGGAGCTAGCCCCAACCGCTGTCCAAATCACAGAGAGCACGTACAGCACGCTGGGTCCTTATACCTATTGGTTGCTTAAGCACTACTCTACTTACACTGACCCTGAAGGCTTTTTCGGATACCGGGATTCCATGGACAGGGACGTAATGATCAAGGATATTTTGGATCACTGGCTTTTGGATCAAGGTATGACTAGCACTGGTGCCCAATAGTAAATTTGTATATACAGTAGTGGGGCCCTACACGAGTTTTAAATTTTTTAATTTCGCTAGAATCACTTATATTTACCTTACAAATAAACCAATACGTTATGGAAATTTTATCTTACCATGTTTTTACTGCTAACACTGGAGACGGTCTAGCAGGTCTTGTACAAACTGCCTTGAAACAGGGATGGCAGCCTTTCGGTGGTCTACAAACCACTAGTTTAAAAGATGGAAGTACAGTATACGCGCAAGCGATTGTGCAGTACGCTGTTAAAGCAGCTTAAACCCAAATCAAGGACTGGCCTTAAAAAGCTGGTCCTTTTTATGTAAATTAAATTAATTATTATGAATGCAAAAGAAGAATTACTTAGGATAATTATCAAGAAGCCGAATCTATTATGTGCACACATCGATGTATTGAGCGAGACTAGCTACTCAATTGATAAGAAGCTTAATCTGCCGATCGATTATACACCAGAGATGTGGGATCAATTTCTAAACCATCTTGACTTTCAGTACGATAACGGCTACGGTACTCAAAATATTGAAGGCACTATTTGGTTCGTTAACGGAGATTGGCTTGAAAGAGGCGAGTACGATGGCTCAGAATGGTGGCAATACAAAACATGCCCAGAAATACCAAATTATTTAAAACCTAAATCAAAATAACATGAAAAATACAAATAAATACGAGTATTCAGACTTAACTAAATCAGGAATAGGAAAACTAAGTTTATTAGTTGTTTATAAAAACGGAACTATAATAGAACGCGGAACCGATAAGACGTATACTCCACCTAGGCCGTGTGTTAAATATCCAGTAAGATATATGTCTACATTTACTGATATGGATAAAATTAAGCGTATAACTGTAGTACAGACAAACGAAATTATTTATTCAGTTAAAACAGATAAAGATGATTCATTACCATTCTAACATGACAGAAGAACAAGTAAAGAGTATAGAAGCAATACTCGCTGATGCTGATCAATGGGGACTCAGGGACGAGGTCGAGATGTACGGAATCAAGTACATTAACGAAGTTCCTAACATAGACCCTGTAGAAGCCTATATTTACGCCTATGAAGATTGGGTAAAGTAATTGTGTGCATATTTATTGCTATGATGAAAGGATCTTACGATTTACAAAGGTGGTTAATGAATGAGTACGCTAGTGATACAATAGATTTTTCTATGTCTGGTATAGTTAATCAGTGTGTTGAGTATATAGAAGCCATGCAAAGGGAGCTATCGGATATGCCAATAACACAAATTAAACCCGAATTAAAAGCGGATATTAATACCAATTTAGAGGGATTAAAAGGAAAAATTAATGAAATTCTAGCAAAAAATAAAAATAACGCAGGATTTTAACACATATTTATTACCAATATAATTAATTAATCATTATGACATTTGACATTAAAAAGTTTTTAAAGGATACAAAAGCAGGTCCTTACGGAATGATCCAAGAATCCACTAAGAAAAAAACTAACCTAAAAGAAAACTATATTGATTTAATGCCAGTTGGAGGTGGAAATCCTTTTAGTGGATATACTAATTCATTAACAGAAGATGATGAAACCTACTTAGGTCCTAAAAAACCTGAGCCAAATAAAATATATAACTCTCCTCAAGGAGATGAAGAGTACGCGCAAGATAATGCTTGGATGCAAGACATAGACGCAGAACAAGTAGGCGAATTCATCGTTAGCTTTGAAGAGCCAGGAATTATAACTTGGAATAAACAAGGCGCAGAACAAGACATGTTCTTTGCAGCTACACCTAAATGGGATGGTCAACCTGGGACCCCGATTGAAGCCATTTTTGCAGAAGGCGATCCAGATACAGACATGATTTACGTAGAAAAACAAGACGAATTTGTATCTTTTCAAGAGTACGCGGAAACTATTTATCCTATCATTAAAAAGTACTTAGAAAGTAAAAGAAAAGACATTCATGGCGAGATGTTTGAAGAAGAAGAAGGTATGGATGATCCAGATATTGAGGCTCAAGATGATAGAATAATGGGTTTAGGAGGTGACAATATCGAGAAAGGTATCATTAGTTTAATGGATAATGATTTTGACCCTATAGAAATTATGGATCTTTGTAAGAAGATTATCAGAAATGCAAAACATGAAAAAAGGGCTGGATTGGGCGAGAGATTTTAATTGATGAAAGATAACTTTGACATAGTAAAACACGTAAAAGAAAACAATAACGAATTTTGGGGCAAGACTTTCAAATACGATGAAAAAGGTGGTAATACTTACGACAACAATTATGCACAGAAGTATTTCATAAAAGAGGCTGATCCTGAGTGGGACAGAGTAGATTACGATAAAGCCGACATAATGATCAGAGGTGAGTTCTGGGCTGAAGGAGGTGCAAGACTGTATGATGTTATATGTAAGTTAGTAGACGCTGGCCATAGTGATAGAACAATTAAGAAACACTGTATGGAGACAGTCCATGCTATAGAGAAATTGGTAAAAGATCCAAAAGCAGATGGCAACCTTCAAGCAGGACCAGAAGCTTTATTAGATATGTACATAAATAATGCAAAACAAAGACACCACAAATAAAATGATTACATTATCTAGTCTTCTAAAAGAAACTTATGATGATAGAGTAGGGAATATTATTTTAGGTGATAAAGATGACGATCCTATATTTGCTAAGCTACAAAAAGCAAAGTTGGGATCTGAACCAGATACCGCGTTTGAAAAAAGATTATTAAAAGCATTAGATTTTTGGACAAGAGATCCTGTCTCTCAAAAATGGGCCTCTGATGAATTAGACGCAATTAAAAAAGATATAATCGAATTAAGATCTAAATTTCCTAAAATTTTTCTACCAAAAACACCAAATGGAACAATTCTATACAGAGGGATTAAAAACATTAGTGATAATACAATAACTCAATTAAAAAAAGTCAAATTAGATAAGAGTAATTGGAAAAAAATGTATCTAGATGGAGAAGATTATTTATATTGTAATGTTCCATTAGAATATATTGGAAGATCTCCAATTCAAAGTTGGACTAATTCTAAAAAAAAGGCTTTAGAATTTACAAATGATGGGCTTCTAACTACTAAGCAAGATAATGATTTCTTTTTTAATCAAGCGATATTTGATGCTTTATTTCATGATAATGAAAATGAAGTGTTACACTTTGGACATAATTATAAGGGAGAAATTCATATAGCGGTAAGTGAATATACATACAGAAAAAAAATTAAATAAACACACCACAAATAACATGGAAAAAAGCATTAAACTAGTAAGACTCTTAGAGGACATGGAAGAAGGATCAGCATTTGATTACGCAGCACTACAAGCGAAGAAAGCAGGTAAAGACTCTTTTAAATTGGGAGATAAAGAATTTCCAGTAAAAGAACAGGATCAATTAGATGATGATAATGATCTTTTTATGGACTTGGGTGGATTAGCAATTTCTAGAGCTGTAGAAAATTTAATAGATGATGGTTTTTCTCCTAAAGAGATTTTGCAATTTGTTAAAGACGCATTAATTCCATACATAAGTAGATAAAAAATAATAATAGGTCTCATCTTTTTGGTGAGACTTTTTTATGCAAACACGTGAAAGATATATTGTTTTACGTCATAAAAGTTTCGTACATTTATATAAATAAAAGTTATGAGATTACCTACTTCGCCTTATTTAACAAGACAGGAAGAATACCGAGATGATCCATTTAAAATGTTGATCGTCTGTTTTATGTTGAATCAAACCCACCACAGGCAAGTAGACGAAGTCAGAGAGCATTTCTTTATGAAGTGCCCAGATGCTCAAAGTCTAATAGATTGTCCTGAAGATGAGATCATTCAAATTATAAAACCTTTGGGGTTCTATAACCGTAGAGTTAAAGCATGGAAAGAATTTGCTTATCAATGGAGAGACGCAGTAGACAAATACAGTAATGGCTTATACATTCCTGTAAGTGCTATAGAGAAGATGAAAGGCGTTGGTAAATATGCTCTAGATTCTTGGAAGATATTTCAATTATTTGAATACGAAGTAGATCCAGAAGATCATGTACTTAATTTCTATGTGGAATGGGCAAGGGAAGAGAAAAAGAGACTTCTAAGGGAGCAGGGAACACCGAAAGCTTATTCAGTGTATTACGCGCATTATAAAGATGCAAGATTCGCTGAGCCAAATTGGATGAAATACAAAGATTATGTGTGTGTGGTAACCGCTAGAACTCAAGAAGAAGCAATAGAAAAAACCAAAAAGATCGCTCTAAATCAACCGGGAGCAAAGCACATCAAGATAGCGGGTATAGGATTCGCTAGAGAGGAATGGATTAATGAAGAAAAATGGATGGAAACTGATCCAGATTATTACAGAGAACAAGCACAATTAGTAAAAAATAGACTAGAAGCAAAAAGACAATTAGAAACAACATGGTAACAGCAAATCCAAAGTGGATAAAGACCACTAAATATTACGATGAGTTCCTTCGCTATTTCCAAATGGCCAAAACTCAACAAGAAGAATGTAACTTGGGTAGATTAAAGCACTCTGAATCCAGTGTACCAGACGATCTAATGAAGCACGTTGAATTGTACGATGTAGTAGAGAGGAAATATGCGGGATTCTCCCAAATAGTAAATGACGTATTTTACGGTTGGAGCGAAGATCACCCGTATTGGAATAAGATGAAGGAGGGTTTAATGACTAAACAAAGAGAAACTATTTCTCAAAATTGGGTAGGTAAAAGACAGACATTTGATTTAAAAGAGTGGTTGTATTTATTCTTATTTCACAGATTAACTGGATCTGGAATTAATTATGCTTATAAACCTTCTGGATATTATAATACTTTGTTGTCAGATATGCATGTGGCAGATAACATCGATCAAATGGTAGAAGTAATTAAAGGTACGAAGAGAACTTTCTACACGTCTGTAGGTTATCAGTTTCCAAGTTTTCCTAAACCAATTGAAGGTTATAAAAGAGGCGGAGATTATTTTCTTTGTGAATATGTACCACAGTTATCTTACGATCTGGCTTATTTCTTAGAAAATGGAGATAAAAAAGATTTACGTGAAGTTGGTGATTTCATGTTTAAGTGGAATACAAACAGAGGACTTAGAGCGTTTAGATTTCAATACGCAGCAGTGATTGCAGATATTGCCGATTGGTTCCCAGATTTTGTTAACCGTGAGAGTCCTTTCTATTACGGTACTAACGCTATTGAGTGTATTGGGTATCTTGCTACAAAGTCTACTAAGATGCAAAAAGAAGTCTACTTAGATTCAGTAATGATGAAAATCTACGAAGACACAGGTTCATTTCCTTATAATGCTGAGGACGTAGCATGTGACTCTATTAGGTGGATTGAGAATTTTGTCAAGCCCGGTGGGGATTATGATCATTTAGATTTTGACCACGTTTGGAATAGCTCTTCTATTAAAGACCATCCTTATGGCAGACAGAAAGCAATGTTAGATTTAAATCTAGTTCCAAGTTTTAATGGCATGTCAGGGCACCCATCTGATGATAAAGTGATTAAATCATTGTTAATTACAGAAGAGCAATACAAAGAAAAAGTTAACGCACTATACATTTAATATGGAAAATATTTTTTATAATGACACATGCACGCCAGAGTTTAAAGGTAAAAAACCCAAAGACTCTTGGATGGCACAATGGCCTTTAGAACAGAGAATTGAAAAGTTCTTTGAATTCTGCCAAAAGTTTGATCGAAGAGAGGATACATTATTAAAGGACGAGTATCAAATCTTTTCCCATCGTTTACATTGGCACGAACATCCGTACTGTTATTTTATGCGAGATAAAGTTACAGACAATGAGTTAAGAATGTTCTATACCCTAGTGTTTAGTTTTAGTAACGAACATTGGGGCACATTCAAGCAATTGGTTGGTAATAATATTCCAGCAATGGAAGATCACTTTAAACATAATCGCCACGCAAGAAACGATCTGTTTCAGATTTATTATCCAAAAGGCACAAACGTTAAACATTGGCTGCTTCACGGTACTGCAGTTGCTGCTAAAAATTTAGCTTACGTTTTACAAGATGTAGAAGATGGTAAACGTGGGCCGTATACAATGATGGAATTCGCTAAGATTCTTGAGAAGTATTTTAAAGAGCATCAAAATTTTAGAAGTCCTTTATATCCTTGTAAAAATACAGCTAGATACATTGCAATGAGTTATCCACATTTGGTGAATCCAGAAACAATTCTTTTTGGTGGTACAGGTCACTTTGATGGTCTACATCAAGTATTCGGTGGACAGAATCTAAATGGTAAAGTTAAGTATACAATTAATGAGTCTGGGGACTTCATCCCTAATAACAAACAGGCTGAGCAATGGTTATATCAGATGGATCTATTAGTCAATCACCCATTGAACCCAATGACTAGCCAGAAGTATTTAAACATCGAGGATAAAACTTGTTTTTTCTGGAAGCATATTGCAATCTCTCACGGAGAAAAGAAACCAACTAAGAACATTCCTTACACATGGATTTTCCCAGATAACTTTAGTTTAGGTGATAATAAAGACCAGTTCTTAGAGACCATTCAATACAGAAGTCTCATGTATTAATTTACATATTTATTAGAAAAATAATTATAATGGCAATTAAATTAACAGATCTTATAAAAGAAGCTATAGAAGAATCAGTTTTTGATTTCTTAAAATCTAAGAAAAAACAACCAGATGCAGTAAAATTAGATCCTATAATTTTAGATCCAAAAAATCCCATAAATTCAAAGCCTATCGCTGATCCAAAAAGAGGGTCAGAAATAAAAATAGGTACTGCGCTAAAGAATCCAGAAAGATATAGTCATTTAATGCCGGCGATTAAGGCTATCGTAGATAAAGATCCTAATGGAGAGAAATGGGCCGCACAAGTGGTACAGCGTAAAAAATCATGGGCAAAGTACAAGGCTGACCGTGATAAAGTTGCTAAAACTGCTAGCGCAAGGGGCGGAGAAAAATCATCAAATAATTCTACTAGATCTTTATCAAGGAAATCAAAGACTGATTCTTCTGACGGTGGATTAAGTGATTTTATAGCACGAAATAATTTATCAAATACATCTAATTATTATAATGACCGATCTTCAAATAGCAGTGACTTTGGTGGATTCGGTGGTGGTAGCTCAGGTGGTGGTGGTGCTAGTGGAGATTGGTAATACCTAATTAAATAGGAGCTCATTTGGGCTCCTTTTTATTTTCTCTTAATATTCTATCGATTAAACTATTACGCTTTAACCTGTGATACGGGGTGTGTTCGGGTGATATATCTACTTAACTTCGTCTATCCAACTCTGTGGAATTAGTTTATCTGCCCATTTAAAGCCGTTCTTTTCGGCCCACATTGCGTAAGTAGTCTTTGAAGTCTTACTCATTTTAGCATTACTATTACCGAATACAAATCTAATGTCCAATTCTGGGTGTTGACTTTTAATTAAGATGTGTTTCTTTTTATCGGCCAACATTAATCTGCCTTTAGTCTCTACTATAATTCCGTTTGGAAGTTTAAAATCTGGGAGATATGTGTGATTGCTTGCTGGTACTGTGTATTTAACGATGTTGGCTTTACTCTCGTACTCGAATTCTATTTTACTCTCTGTTAATTGTGTAGAGACTGTTTCTTCTAAGCCACTTCTAAAACCATTTTTTACTGCGTGGTACCTAGTACCGTATTTCTTTTTTGCCATAGACTATTTATAATAAATATGCTAGCTATCGTATCTGATAACAAATGTCATATCGGTATTTCTAGGTATTGGATATGGGGTAGATAATTTTCCAACTGCTAATAATTGATCAGCGTCATTGAATAATCCTACTGTAGTTGCGTAAGGCAGAAAATCAGATCCAGTTAATAGAGGTGATACTGTACCGTCTGTAGAATATCCACTACCACTTGGCATCCAATTCATAGCACTTGGATTTAAAGAATAATTAAAATCGTTCTCTGATACATGACATCTCACTTCATTCTGATAGATTGTTGATTCTCCAGCTATTGTCATTACATAAGGTACATAAGATATCGGCATAATTATAAATATTGACTGGCGTATTTTGTATAATACGCTTGATTAAATTCATTGAGATTATTTCTTAGATAGTCATAATATTTAGTGTACGTATCTCCAATAGACACTAATGATAATTCTTTTGTTGCATAATCTCTACTTGCTTCTTTGTGATTATCAAAATTATTAGGATTATTTATATCTCCACTTTGCTTATGCCCTGCCACTTCAGATGGATCAGACCAATTAAAACAATAGGATGGAACATAATTTTTATTGTGTTCATCTAGATTTCCTTCGTCTCTTAATTTAGTATACCAACTTAATCCTTCGTATCCTGTTAAATCACTTCTAAATCCTATTTCCCTAATCCTATCCATTTTAACAATAACACTGGCTTCTAAAGTATTTTGACACATTTCTAATTTATGTTGGGTAGCGAAGAAACTTCTCTCTGGCTTCCATGCGTCTTTTTGATTATCAACTATCCCATCTACAGCTTGTTGTAGATGCCATGGCAAATAGATATCATCATCATCGGCAAGCATAAAATAATCACCAGTTGCGTGGATTATGGCGTCTCTACATATTTGACCTCGATTCTTATACGATTCTGATGTGATGTAGTCTGTATTGTTGTTAACAATAATAATTGAAGGATCTTCTATATTGGTAAAATATGGATACTCCATATCTGTATTGAATATAATTAATTCTTTATTCTTATAAGTCTGCTCATAGTATTGAGCAACTATTCTTTCCACACACGTGAATCTTCTATATGTTGTGCAGACAAAACTTACTTTTTTCATAATTGTTCATTTTTATTTAATCTTTCCCATGTTTTAGGTTCCCAACTATATAGAGACAAATGTTTACCATATATATTTTCGAACGCGTAGTATTCATGATAATGAATATTCAAAGAATTTAATTTTTTCATTACGGGCTGTTGCGGTATTTCGTAAGGTAATTCTAAATAGTTTTTAATTGTTTGCCCTAGCCAACTTGGACCGTACCAACTACAATCTGTTTTTACATTATCTAAACAATATTTTAAGATAGGTGACCCTTTAGTTGACGCAATTAAGTTGTTTGGAATAGTATAGTCTGTATCATTATGATAAAAAAATACAGATTCGTGATCAAATAATGGATCTAATCTATTTTTAATATTAAAATCTATGTCTAAATAAAATCCCCCATATTTGTATACTACCCATAATCTTAATAAATCTGCGCAAAATACGTAGTTTTTATTTTTATAAAATATATCATACCAATACTGGATGTTGCTAGGTAATTCCGGAGCAGAAGTCCAAAAGATATAATTATAATCAGAGTGAAGTTGTTTTAAACTATTACTTAATTCTTGTTCTCTATGAGGAATTTTAAAATCTCCTACCCATATCTGATGAATTATTTTCTCCATTATTTAAATTTAATAAGTTGAGATCCTCTAAAAGTTGGAATATATTGATTCCATTCAAGGTGATCTTTATATTCATTTAAGAAAAAATCAGTTGCATTTCTTACATCCACATGATAATCGTAATCATCCAGTATAACGTAATTACATTTATCTATACATAATTTTAAATCATGTACTTTACAGTCATAATCATGACATCCATCAATAGAAATTAAATCAAAAAATTGTGGTAATTCTGTTTCTAACTGAGAATCTATATGAAATATTTCCCACTTAGCATTTCCTGTATAGTATTTACCTATGTTTTCATTCGCGATATTATTATTACCATATGTTTCTAGATCCCAGCCTAAAGCGTATTCTAGATCAGAAGAGGCTTGAATGGTAGGTAAAAAACTAAACCCAAATCTTATTCCAATTTCTAAAAAAGTTTTTGGTTTAAGTGTTTTTCCTAACGCCCAATACCACTCAAAACAATTACCACTCCATACATAATCATAAGAATCATATTTTGTAAAAAATTCACTTGGTATAACATCATGAATCGACTCTGGTTTGTTGTTGTATATTTCTTGTATCATATTAAACATGATTTTTTTGCGGTTTCTTTTATTTCGTTAACGTAATTATATCCATTTTTTTGGCTAGTAAAATTTTCTATATCTATATCATAAGGTAAACTATCCATGTATTGAGCCTTATAGAATTGTCTTCCGCAAGAACAGGTAACTCCTGCATTATGGTATATGGCAGTTTTATCCCATTGGTCTACGGCATCTGTGGCCCAACTAAAATCCAATTCAGGCACAACTTTAGTTTCATTTCCTCTTAACCAGCCATTCCATAATACTGCCCACATATCAGCGCACCAAATCTGTAGTTCATGATATGAAGGATCGTTTGCTTTTTTTTCTTTATTTAGTTCTGTTATTTGGTAAAACAGTTGCTCAGAGTCTTCTTCTACTTTTTCCCAATATAGATCATCTACATTTTTCATTAGATATTGAGCACCTCCTGAGTTGGAGTTCATCAATTTGGGTATCAATTTATCAATTTCTACTATTTCACACATCTTATTATATACATCATGACCTTTCGATTTAATGTAATCTGAATTAATGTAACTATTAGTATCGCTTAAATACCAAATATTATCATGCAAAAATTTATTAAAATCGGGTTTTTTTGTAAATACTATATCACAGTCATGATAAAAGATGGCTTCATTTTTTAATTCTGGATAGGCTTTAAAATGTTGCTTTAGAACGTTAGGTCTAACAGATGAAATGTAATGAATAGGTTTCTTTCTAGTATCCTGATAAAAGAAAAACCTAACCGAGTTATAGTGAGAAGCTAGCTTATTCCATGCTTCTACATTATCAGGGTCTGATGTTTTATCGTTAGAATTCCACGCAATTAGAATATCTATATTGTTAGGATTAATTCCATGTTTTATGAAATTATTAATCATAACTTCTACCTGCCACGCATAATATAATATGCGTGGTTGAACACAAATATAACGTAAATTTTTCATAACTATATTATTGATTTTATAAAGTTATTTTAATATCCACAAGAAACATTTTGACTGTCATCTGATTCGTAAGTATAACTAGTTCCTGGGTTAGGGGCAGTAATGTAGAACCATCCACTTGCGCTGTTTATTACTCTAGTATAGTTACCATTTGTTAAAGAATTTACTGTTGCTCTAATTACAACTCCCATTGCAGTAAATCCAGCGCAATCAGGGGTATAATTTCCTGTATAATAATAATATGTTGGTGCCGCCGTAGTAGTACTAGTTGTGGTACTAGTAGTAGTTGGTGTTGGTGTTGTAGTCGACGTTGTTGTACTAGTCGTAGTAGGAGCCGGAGTGGTCGTACTAGTAGTAGTCGACGTTGTTGTTGGAGGTACTGTTGTTGTTGATGTCGTTGTACTAGTTGTGGTTGGTGTCAATGTAGTTGTACTGGTAGTAGTAGACGTCGTGGTTGGAGGTACTGTTGTAGTCGACGTTGTCGTACTTGTAGTAGTCGGCACTGGCGTAGTAGTAGAAGTCGTTGTACTAGTTGTGGTTGGTGTCAATGTAGTTGTACTAGTCGTAGTAGACGTCGTGGTTGGAGGTACTGTTGTTGTTGTTGATGTTGTTGTACTAGTCGTAGTACATGATCCAAGGTTATTAACTGTCCATTGAGATGGCGCTCCTAAGGTCAATGTTCCATTTTGTGCGCAAAAAGGTCCAATTGTAACACCAGATCCTACATTTGGATAGCTCACTGTGGTACCATTACAATCTATATATGATAATGATCTTGGACCTGAATCATTGTTTGTACATGTATATGTAGTACACGCTTGAGTCGTAGTCGAAGTCGTTGTACTAGTAGTTGTTGGAGGTATTGTTGTTGTCGAAGTCGTTGTACTAGTAGTAGTTGGTACTGGCGTAGTTGTACTGGTAGTAGTAGACGTCGTAGTTGGTACTGGCGTAGTTGTACTAGTTGTCGTGCTAGTAGTAGTCGGAGTAGGCGTAGTTGTACTGGTAGTAGTAGACGTCGTTGTAGGCGTCGGCGTAGTAGTTGACGTTGTCGTACTTGTAGTAGTTGGCGCTGCAGTACTAGTGCTTGTAGTCGTACTGGTTGTGGTTGGCACTATCGTTGTACTTGTACTAGTTGTACTAGTTGTAGTGGTTGTAGGTAAATCAAATATATTGATGTAATCTTGGTTGGTAACCACTACTATTCCTTGTCCGTATATTATGTTTCCTACGTGAGTATTTGATATTTTACTATCTATTACATTTCCATTGCCATCGTCTATAATTTGATAAGCTGATGAGGACATATAAAATCCACCTCTAGAAATTCTTTCTCCGTAAACCTGTCTTGGAATAGATATTACTTTAATCTGTGAATTAGATTCAGTGGGAAAATATCTATTGTCCCAGTCATTAGATCCAGATGCAGCACTTGACTGCAAAAAATTATCATAACTAGAAGTTGTGGTAAGATTAGACCCAGTTAAATAATTACTATAGTATAAATGTCTAGTAGTAATATAATTAACCGTAGTTTTTTCAACTGATCCAGAAATATTAACTGCACCATTATTTCCTGAATATATCGTAATCCCAGCTGCATTTAAAGATGAGCTAGTGTACGAAGACGTATATTTCAGCTTTATCGGAATCGTTGAGAAGTCCGAAAACCTAATTGTGTTTTTAGACCTACTCATATTTTACCAGTCTAATTTAACAGTAATTAAAGCCTCTTTTGTAAAATCTTTGACTAATGGTATTGACAACTTCGCAACAGCTAATAGATCATTATTTGTATTATATAATCCAACAGTAGTAATATAAGTTTGGGGATTATTAATAAAATTAGAATATAATAATCCGCCTGATCCAGAAATAAACGAAGGATTTGTGCTATAGTTATATTCTGCATTTTTTATTCTAACAAATACATAATCAGAAGATATTGTCTCCTGACTTAAGAGCTGAAAATTACTTCCTGATTGTATTGCTCTATGTGTAGTTAAAACATTTAAGCTAGAGCTAGCAGCAGTACTTAACGCAGAAGATCCTGAGTAAAACGATAAATTCAATCCTCCAGAAGCAAATGGTAGCGCTAATGCCCTTGGATTCAATACCAAAGTAGCAATATCAGGTAAAAATAATCCATAAGATCCTGATGCTGTATAACCGCGAGTAGAAGTTCCTAAAGGAGCTGTAGTATTATTGGAAGTACCATAAGATCCTGATACAATATTAAACACTCTACCGCAATCTAAATAAGTAATTGTACTTACATCATTTGAGTTATCAGTCAATTGAATTGATCCAACAGAACTAGATAAAGTTAAATTAAATGTGCCTGGCATTAAGCTTTCTTTGTATCTATTTCTATCTACTGAGATCGCTAAAATATCTATAGACGCTGTATTTAATCCTCCGAAATTAAAATAAGTTGTAGGATTTCCGTACACTAAATTTCTAAATTGACCGTAAGTAATTCTGCTTGGAGTATTTCCAGGAACTAAATTATTCAGCGCCATAGATCCTGATCCAATTGCGTTTCCATACGCTATAGAATATTGAACCGCAGCATTAGTCAATAAAGAAGAAGTATTATATACATCTAAATAAAAGTTGCTTGCTATTTGTCCAGAAGCTGTAAAAAAAGTAGTAAGCGTTGGTGTGTTACTACTCCATGCTGGAGCGGTTATAGAATCTGATGATATTACGAAATCTGATGGATCGAATTGAGTATATGACATAATTAATTATCTTATTGATTTGTTTTTGTAATGTTTATAGGTACAGTTACTCTTGCTCCAGAATCTCTACCAGTTATGATTAAATTTGTGTATAGAGTAGTATTCGTGCCAAATAACGTATTAATAGTGGTTGCTGTTAAATTAATAGTGGTACCAATAATAGTTTTACTAACATTTGTTCCCAATGTTGTAGTAGCATTTAAATTAGTCGCTTCAGGTGTATTAATACCAACTCCTACAAATGTACTCATTGTTCTAATATCTCCAATTGTAGCTACGTAACCTGATTGTTCGTATGTTGATGTAGCTCCTAAATAGTTTAGGGTTTGTGGAGTAATAGATAAAGAAGATCCTTGCGCAAGAGTAATGCTAGTTTGACCAATAGATAATATCGGTAATTTAGCAGTACCTCTTGGAAGAGTAATTAATTTATACTTCATAATTTCTACGTCTTCTGGGAATGCTTGTAATACAGGCATATTTTGTATAGCTTCTCCGTAGAACGCTGATCCAGATGGATGATTGGGATTATATAGTGTGTAATCTACTTCATCGTCTGATAAAGAGAATTGAGAAATTCTGAAGGATCCGTCGTTCCTAGCTAATAATTCCCTGCCTTTTTTGGTTAGAATGGCATCTACTACTACCGATGTGCTGTTTAAATATGACATGTTTTTTAGTCTTTATGAATAAATATTATTGAATTAGGTTTTGTGCTCGTAAAGCTTTTACTATATTGCCTGAGTTATCTGCAACTGACTTACTTAAATATTGAGGAATCAATAATCCAAATTGGTTACCAATACTACTAGCCGCGTTATTTTGATTCTGATAAGTTTGAGATCCCACGTTAATTAAAAAGCTTTGTTGAGTATTAATAGTAGGAAAATTAAAATTTGCGATAACATTAGTTTCATCAGGAATGTGTTTTAATACTATGTATTTTGAAATATAGCTTGGAAAGTCTGCGCCGTCTATGTTTACAAGATTCAAAGGTCTGTCTAATGTAAAATATTTATATAATGTGCCAAAGGATCCTGATGCTTGTAAGATGTTTTGTACATCTAATACGCGATATTCACTAGTTTGAGAAAAGTCTTTTATTACATTATCGTAGAATCTAATCATATCTCCTTGAGCCAACTCAAATGGAAATACTGCAGTGTCCAATCCACTTACGCTTCCTGTCTGTACAAACTCTCCGTAATATAAAGACTGTGTTGCAGACATGTGTATTGTATTTTGTCCCTCAGCCCACCATCTAGCATCGAGATCAGTAGAACCAGTTATATATTGATAAGTAGTTGAACTTCCTGCAGGTAGATTAGTATTGTACCACGCGCTAGTAAAAATAATGTCATCTACATCATATAACGTTTGTACAAAAGTATGATTACTTGAATTTGCAGAGAACATTTTATAGTAAACAAAATCATAGATAGTTGGATCTGATATACGGCGACCTCCTATCTCACCGTATATATCATAATTTGGTATTGGTCCTGCTGGAATATATATTATTGTTGCTGTTGCGCTATTAGTTCCGAATTGGTCAAAAGCAACTGTAAACGTAAAATTAGAAAGAGGAATGGTATTTTGAGTAATCCCTCCAGGTACTTGTACTGTAGATTGAGTAACAAAAGGGGTAACATATCTATAGTCTAAAGTATTAGCAATTGAAGTTTTATATAATATTGGACTATAATTAAATCCTCCTTCGTATATTGTAAATTTTTTATTGTTTGTTAAATATGCAATATTTGGATCTGTAGGATCAAAATTATCTAATGCAACTTCTGTGGTCTCTCCACTAGCAAATATATTTTGTGTAGTGAATATGTTTGTATTGGTTTTAGATAAATTTAATACATTCTGATTATCATCTATTATATATTTTATTTGTATATTAGATCTTCCCGGTAATTGGAATGGTTTTGAGTATATAGATAAGATATACGCAAATTGTTTTTTATATTTATCTATCGCAGCAGAATGTCCATACGAAGTATCACCATCTGCATATACATTATAATTAGCACTTATCGTCTTAGACCCATAATATCTTGGGATTGTAAAATGATTGGTATAATAATTATAGTCTTGTACATAAGCATACGGTGAATTTGGATTATTATAAGTTCCAAAATTATCAGTCTGTGATTGAATTATTGATTGAGTTATTAAGCCAAGATTTACAGGCACATTTTGATTATATGTGTAGTCTAAATCGTAGAATCTTTTAGATCTAACTGATGAAGACACATTATTTCTTAGCGCATTAATAGCAATATTAATTGGATTAAAAGAAGCTGAACTAAAATTAGATCTTTCTGTTTGGTTCCCTACAGAATTTAAGCTGCTTGCAGAAAAGTTTGTGCCTTGATATTGACCGGTGAATTTTTCATAGCCTACACTAGAAGTCATTTGTACGTATCCTAATTGTGTTGGATAGGACTTATAAGTCGTTGTGTCATTGTACATATATGGAGTCAAACCACCAGTGATTGAGTGCTCGTGAATTGACTGACTTAATGAGGTAATCTTTAATTCTGGTTCATGTCTAGCGTACTTATTTCTTTCTAACATGTGAGGTTTAACAATAATACCAGTAGATAGATTTGCTCTTGCAGGAACAAAATCTTTTACCATCTTAAATAAACTATTGTTAAAAAACTTAATTAATCTAATGTACTCCCAAATAGTATGATTATTAGTATAAGATTGAAAATATGTATCTCTATATGAATCTAATCTAGAATAAGATGAAGAGTATTGATCTGTTGGATTACCAATTAATTGATCGATATTAAAATATCCTAGAGAGCTAGTAATATTTGAATTAATTTCATCCGATGGAGAAAATCCAACTTCGATATTTGCTGTGTCAATTCTTCTATTTGTTTGTGGATATTGGATAGTAACAAATGGAGAAAGTAAAGAAGACGATATCTGTAAACTACTTGTAACTACGTAAGCTTTATTATTGTTTATTTCTAATACACCATCTTGCAAATATCTGTCATAACCGCCAAATTCATTAACTGTAAGTATACTATTTGGTATACCAAAACAAGCAATCAAAGCTTTTAATCCTCTCTGAGTGCCTTTAGTTTTTAACAAATAAGGTAAATTATGATATAATCTTTTGTATATTTCCGCTTGAATTTGATTTCCAGGTAAAGTATTTAAACTCGAAGTTACATAATTAGTAATTTTCTCAGATCCAGTAGGAGGTAATAAACTTCCATCAGCATTGATACCAAATAATGAATAATATAGATTATCTGAAATACTACTATTTGTATACAATTGTACCCCTAATCCCTTTAATGCGTCTGCTACTAAATCTTTAGAAATTCCAGTAAAGGGATTATTTGTATTGTTATATCTGTTTGTTACGTCCTTGTAATATATCCAAATGTTATCAAAATGCTGTCCTATCATGTATAAGAAAGTCACATAAGGAGAATTATTTGGATCATCTTGTATGAATAAAGGAACTGAGTTAGCTAATAAATCTTTATTAGTCAAATCATAATAAGATGCCGAATATAATAATGAACTACCTGTTGGAGTAGGCTTAGTTTCACTAGAACCTAACCATTTAATCGCTTGAGAAGAAGTGATAGAGTACAAAGAATATGGCATCCTAGAATTACTCTTAGGCCAAGCAAACGATGCTGATGTATAATATAAATAGTATTCGTAAGTATCAAACTTAGTGATAATATTATTTATGGATTGACTTAAAAATCCTATTGAAGATGATGCTACTGCGTTTCCTCCAGTGATAGATTTTTGCGCTGCAATCTGAGCGTTATAGGATTCTATTAACCCAAGCTTATAAGTAAAGTTATTTAGCCTTTCTGTTGCGCTTGAAAAATGAATAAAATTACTAAAATCAGTGTAGTCTACGTTAATATCAACTGACTTATCTTGGTAATAGCTATTTAATTGTTGAAAAGACGAACTAATCGGACTAGCGATTAAATTATTATAATTGTAATATGGTGTAGTTTGTCCAATTTTTTGATTAACATCTATCTTAAAATTTGGTCCTCTTAATGGAAATTTATTGGCTTCATTAGCTGATTCTACTTGTACATTAACATTATAAGCAACAGATTCAGCTAATTTATCGACTATCCAGAGCGTAGTCTTCACGTCGAAGTCTATTGGCAATGGTTCATATAGCTTTATTAATAAGTAAGCACCATTAGCATCCTCTGTGTACGCTGAGTTAACTGCTATAACTAGATCATTAGAGCCAAAGTTTAAATAGAAATCAGAGTAATAGTTTTTAGTAGAAATATAGGATTGATAAGAATCAAATCCTGATTTAATCTGAGCGTTGCTTAAAGTTTGAGATGATAATTTTATTTCTGTACGACTAGTAGAAATTTCTTTAATCCAATAAAAATTACCGTAAGCAGAATTAAATAGATTTTTTAAGAAGTTGTATTGTATATTAACACTACCACGATTATAACCTGCGTCAAAAGCATCTGATTCTGGGTCTAATTGAATATTATCATAGACACCAACATTATTTGTATAGTTTGGTTTATATCTAGTTAGATTGTAATTACTATTTAAAAGTACATTATTATCATCATAGAAAAATGCCTCTATATAATCATTTGTACTGCCAAAAGATGTGTTAATAAAATTACTAGTTATTAACCTATCGTCGGTTTGACTATAAGTCTGTGCTTCTACGCCTGTTCCGTTGTATAGTACTTTTACTAGTTCCATTATTTAGTTATGTTGCTTATTGACAAGTAAGTTTGACTAAGGTCTATTATCTGCTGTCTTAATGAATTAATCTCGTTTATCAAAGCCTGTTTTTCTGCGTCTATTACTGATCCTCCAATATATTGTTGACTTCTAGTTACTAGCTCTAAATGAGAATTAGTATCGCCAGAAATTGGAATATCGTAAAATAACGTATTGTAATAATCAAAAAATTGTTGCACCGTTACCGTATTATTTACCACAACTGGTGAAGGTGTAACTAATTCTGTAAAATTAGTATCAATTATTTTATTGTATGTATTTACTCCGTATACTTTCTTAACCAAATTTACATTTTCTGCCATTATCTTACGATTTTAAATATCGAGTTACTATCTATTTCTATAGTTTCTTGAGTCGGAAGAACTGTTTTTACTAAAATTTTGTAATACCTTTCTGGTTCTAATCCATTCATGTATAAATCAAAGTAATTATAAGATCCATCAGAACTTATCTTTGTATAATTTGTATCAAAATCAATAATTATTTCTTCTGTTTTAAAATCTTGTATTGCCCAATAAGAACTTGATGGTAATAATTTATTACTAAGATAGATAGATGATGTAGTAAATTGTCTTGTTGGATATTTGTCTCTTGCGCTTAATTTTATTCTATATTTTTCTGTACCATACTTGTAAGTTTGCGTATTATTATTTGCATTTATTACAAAATTATTATTAGAAATAATAGAAGACCCAGTTATATATACGCTATCATCCCATCTAATTTCTAGAGTTGGGGGATATATTGTATGAGTATCTATGCTAAAAAATTTAGTAACAATATAACTTGATGCGTTATTTTCCACCGATCCAGTATGCTTAAGTAAAAATCCGTAATTGGGATTTGATCCTGAAAACCACGAATTACTTATTGTAGTTACGTCAGCAAAAATATCTTTTGATGATTCGTAATCAAAGCTTTGAGTAGTCAATAGATTAGTCCATGAACCACCTCCGGGTACGGTATAATAATTAGCGTTTATCCAATCCATTGGATTAGAAGATTTATAAGATCCAGTAGAATACCAACTAACTCCATTTACTGTGTCTGGATAATCAGCGAATTTGCCAGTTCCCATATCCCAACTTTGAGATAATTGTCGGATCTCAATATTATAATTAGTGGTTAAATTTTCAGCCTCAGCTAAATATAATCTTAAATAGGTTTTCCAAGATCCAGTAGTAAATGATTTAATTTTTTGAATATCCGAATTGGAAAACTTTACAACTGAACGACGTAAGTCTTCTGGAGTATTACTTAGATATGTGCCATTAGTGGTTGCATTACTATTTTTAACAGCAACTTCTAATATTTCATCCAAACCTGTATTCTTGCCTTTGTAAGCAGAGTATAGGGTTGCATCTGAGTTAGCGAATATTTTATATACGGCCATAATTTATATATTAGTGGGTTACTACTCTTCCTTTAATGTCTGTTTGTGGAAATTTCACTTCAAATATTGATGGATCCATTGAAGGATATATTACGTCATCAATAGTTGCTGATGATATGTCATAACTATATTGTGAATATCCATTAAGCACTCCGGATAAATTTATAACCTGTACATTTTTTACAGTTTGAACGCCATCAATTGCGTCTAATAATGAATATACATCTGATAATATTATTGGCTGATTAATCTGCCAATTATCTATATTAAAGAAATTTTGCATCGCTAATAAACATCTAGCAATAACATCTTGACCATTATAATTTGATCTTATAATAACATCAAAATTAACACCTAAATCAATAACATAAGCAGCTTTAATTTTAATAGCATCAGTCATCATTCTATAATCTGATACGTAAGTTTGAATATTTTGAAGTAGCGCAGGTGTTGGGGCTGCTAAATTTCCTACAGCGTCTAATCCAAGTGTATATAAAGTAATTAATAAAGGATTCCTTGCGGCAACGTCATTTGTAGTATAGTTAGAAAATGTTGCATCTTCTTTTACTACATACGCTTTTGAAACTTTACCATATATTGGAGGCATCGATAATACTCTTGCTAAATAGTCTTGTTGAGTAACTGCTCTTAATTGACTTGGAAATTGAGCCAGCGTATTTAATCTTAATTCTTCAACAGTGTCTCCATCTCCTCCTCCAACAGATGAACTAACATTATTTGTTACTATAGTATTTTGATACGCAGTATTATTTCCAGTTACAGTTAAAGATGTTGGCAATGTTAATTCTCCTATAGCTGCATTAGATGCAGCTCCACCTCCAACTAAATATTGAACACTGATAGTAGTATTATTCGGAGCTAATCCATAAGTTTGTGTTGTAACAAAATTAGTTGGATCCCATGAGCTAGACAATTGACTAAGTCCTCCGCCGGTTAATCCAACGCTAACTGAGTTCGGATTTGGTATAATTGAATCATCGGCTACAGAATTAATTCCAGGTCCAAATTCTAGTTCTAAGGTATTATCAGATCTAAATCTAGATACAAATCTTCTAGGAGTTGTGATCTTTTGTATGATATATGGAACTTGATTTTGAAATTGATATAAACTTGGAAAATTCGCGGAAGTATTTTGTACAGGGTTTAAAATATAATCTTGAGCTAAATAAGGTACTTCATACCAGGCATTACCATTAGAGTCCTTAGCGCTAATAATCGATATGATATTAGCGTCATTAATAGTTACTGTAGAAAATCTTTGCGGCGTGCCAAAAGAGAACCCTTGAGTTTTAATCTGCCCTGATATGGCTTTTACAGATTTTTTTAACAGATATGATTGCGGTACCCCTCCACCGTTTAATTGGTATACTGATATATCAGTTGGATCTAAAGAAGAAGACACATTAAAATTAACTTCTTGCCCAACAAAATAATAACTGGCATTATTTACATTAGATCTAACTTGCATGCCTTGTTTTATAACAAGAGCGTAATTAAAATCAGGATACGATTGACTTCCAAGAGTTATTGATGGAACTTGTTGATACACATCTAAATCTACTACTGCTGCAGAAGTAACTTTTGGTCTATAACCAAGCATATAAGCCATAGTATATAGATTGTTCTTTTGTTTTGCGTATTGTAAAAAAGTCTCTTGTAATTGATTGTCTAAGTAGAATGATAATACATCTCCTACATAAGAAGCCATTTCAATAAACATAGATCCTGGCGAAGCTTGACTAAAGTCATTGTACACTGTAGGATAGTACGCTTTTGCGTAATCAATCAAATCGGATTTAAATGAAGTAAAATTTTTATTTAAATACGTGACGTCTATTTGGTTAGGCATCTTATAAATTTTGTATGTTTATGACTGCTGAGTCTGTTTGATTAGTATTTTTTAAGGTATAACTAAGTGTAATAGTGATATACGATCTATCAGGATCACCAACTAATGATAATTCTGTAACTAATACATTTGGAAAAAAAGCTTCTATTTGACTAGTGATAGACATTTTAATCTCATCTAAGGTAGATGTTGTAATAGATTCAAAAAGTCTTGATCTTAAACCAGCACCAAAATTTGGATTAAATGGTCTTTCACCTCTATCAGTTAATAAGAAATTTATTATGTTATATTTTGTTTGTTCTTGGCTCGTATAGACTGATGTGAATACATTATTTGCAGCAAATGGAATTTTTACACCTAAAGCTGTAGAAGGTTTAAAATCAATACTCGGTATGTTTACTAGTCCGTATGCCATTTATTACATTACTCCTTTTGCTATCATTTTTTTCATTAAATCATTGAAGTCTGGAACTTCATTTATCTGTACCATTGATGGATCAGAACTGGCTCTTGCGGTAGCTAACATGCTATCTACGCTACCAACTTGCGCGTTACCTGATTGGAAGAAGTTCATTCCATCAGCTTGTACGTCTTCAGAAGTAAATGCCATTGAATCATCTTCAACCATATTAACTGCTGTTTCATTTAATAACTTGCTTATAGGATCATTTCCTCTAAAAGACTGAACAGCTTGAACAGCAGGTTTATATGGAGTAGTATTCAATGTTCCAGGAATAATTGGTTTTTTAGGAAAAACTGTTTTAGTCTCTGTTAATTGTGACTTTCCTTGAGATTTTAATGCCTCTTTTATTAATGACGGCATCTCTTCCCTTATTGCATTCTTAACTTCCTCACGTATAAGAATCCTTAGTTTAGCTAAAGCGCTAGTTTTTTTAACTGCCATATTGTATAAATATCAAATTGTTTAAAATTACCCCGCCTTTGTCGCGGATAGATTCGAGTTTAATTGGCTTGTTGATTTTGCCATAGATTCTCGCATTTTTTTTCTTAATTTTTTGCCTCCACTTAACTTATTGACAAAAGCATTTAGACCTAAGCCTTTATTTTCATCTTCATTATTAGGCGGATCTACATCGTTATCTATGTTTGTATTAAAGTCTTGATTAATATCATCGTCTTGTAAAAAATTAAGAGCGTCTTCTACAATTGTCAATTGATCTGTTGTTAATGAGCTAGGCATATTAGCGATTAATCCTTTTGATGACAATAACAATTTAACTTCTTGTATGATAATAATGTCAGCTGATGCAAATGTTGGAGTTGATTCAACTGCAATTTTACCATCACTATCTAGTGCTACTCCATATCTTCTAAATAGTTTTATTGCTGGATTCACGACCTGTTCAGTGACTATAGATATTGTATAGTTTCCAAATTTATTATTAGATACCTCTTTCTTTTTGTTGTAATTATCAACAAAATTGTTCAATTCATTTTGTGAGTTCTTAAGATCGTCTCTTACATTTTTTAATTCAAGTACAAGATCAGTTGGAGCATTATTGCACGCTTCTAAATTAATTAATACTATATTTAGTTTATCTATGATTAATCCAATCTGTATTGATAATGTAGTACATAATTCAATTATTGTAGTTAATAGAGAACTTAATGCCTTTAGATCAGTAAGAATATCATTTAACTTTTTAAATAATTTTTCATATCCGCTTGAAGCTGCAGTCTGTATTCCAGTAGTAGTAAAAATACTGGGTATTGGAATTCCAAGTAAAAAAGCTAAAATTACAGAAAATACTTTTACTAATAATACACCTAATCTTAGGAATAGCTGGGCTACTCTAACAATAGACATAATTTGATTAGTCGCATTTCTAGCAGCTATTGCAGATTGAGATATAGTTTTAATTGCAGGTATAATTCTTGCAGGATCTATTAGTTTTTGTATCTTATTTAGATCCTCTCTTAGTTTTGGACTTAAAAAATTAATTGCTGTAGACAAAGGATTACTCAATGCTTGAATTTTAATGCATACGTCTCTTACTTTATCTATGAACTTAATTATTTTTTGTACTTCAGCTATAGGAATATTTCTTACATCAGTATTAGCGGTTAAAAAACCCACTGAATTTTGAATAAAGTTATTTAATAAAGATATCTCAGGAAATGCATCCAATAGCTCAGGATCATTGATTGAGTCTTCTCCAGAAGAGATAGTAGAAAGGGAGGTAACAAGATCTTGTATTAGCTTAGATAGATCTTTTTTATTAGTTATATCTCCATATTGTGCATAATATCCGTCAATTTGTTTTTGTATATTATAGGCTTTTTTTTGTAATTTCCACTTCTTTTTTGCTAAATTACTAGCATTATTATCAGGCTCTTTTTTTGGATTAAATGAATTGCTATTTCCATTTGGATCAGCTAATTGATTAGCGCCATATGATAATATATTACATAGATCAACAGACACAAATAGATCTAATAATCCCGATATGCCAATATCTTGCATTTTTTTACTTGCGCTAGCGTCTTTTCTATCTTCAGCAGATAGTATATGCTTTCCTTCAAACACAGTATATAAACTAGAATTTATCTTATTTATACTTTCGCTTAACTTCTTTATAATTGATAAAAATGCCATTTTTTATTAATCGTTTTTTTGTAAAAACACCTTGTTTGATCTGACATTGTTTTTAATATTGTTTTTTATCGTTGTAATAATTGGGCCTAATTTGTCTGCTGCAGAGCTAAAAGGTTGTAATGTATTTAAATTTTCATAGTTTATTTCTTTAGCTGCTTTACAAAAAGTAGTTAAATTTTCTAATAAAAGAACTAGTTGAGAGACTAAAACATCACCTAATATAACTGGCTCTCCTAGTGCTTTAGCATTATTTCCTAATTCTATTTTTGGAGAACTAATAGTAACCTTTTCTCTAGAGTCTAAATTAATTGTATACCTACTAGATAAACCTACAGCTTGATTACCAAATATAAACACAGCGTCCTTATCGCCCATTAAAATAACACGATCAGATTTTATTATGGCTTGATTGCCAGTATACGGAAATTCAGGTACATACATGTTATAATTTTAATGTTTTTTTATCTTGTAAAGCGGCGCTATTTATTTCGTTAGAAATTATTGGTTTATAAGAACTTATAATGTCTTGTTGACCAATAGAAACTCTAGAACCAGGAAAAGAATCTAAAGGATAGCTTGATATTGAATCTATATTTATCTTTTGACCATGAGTTAAATATATTGATGCGCCATCAGAATTAATATCCTCGACTGTTCTAGCAAATTTATCAGCTATATTAGATGGCATACCTTGGCCATTTCTAATAATAGTAATGGGATCTCCAAAACTTCCTGTATCAGACCAACGATTAAAGTTTTTCATTTCAGGAACCGTAGATCCAAATCTGATTGATTGACCATATCTAGCTTCAATTAACGTATCTCCTTCAAAAGGCACTAATGGTCTAACATTATCTTTCTCAGTAAAATAATAGCCTTTTGGCATCTCTGCCATTTGAGGTTGAGATTTTCCTTGATATCCTGGAGATTGTTTATAGTCTCTTATAAAGTCAGAGTATGATTGTAAATTAGGAAAACTATTATGATTAACAGTATTCCATAGCATAAAAGGAAGAAAATAATAAAGTCTTTGGCTATTATAGTCTTCGTTAAGGTCTGGCGATGGACCTCTTGTAATAGCTACAATTTCTCCTATTAGTGGCAATTGTTTAATAACACCAAACATTGGCCATGCTTCTTTTGAGGAATCTCCAAGCGATATAGAATTTGATCCGTATGTAAATTCAAAAGATATTTTACCTACATCATCATGAGATTGAAATCTGTCATCTTTTAAATTACTAGAGCCCCTTTTATATTCGCCTAATACAATATCAATAACCCTTCCAATGATTATAGGTGAGCCTAGATTACTATTGCCAGGATTTTTATCATTAGGATTATCAAACATTACTTATCAGTTATTGTTTTTGCTGTAGAATTTATCACATTTACCTCTTTCATCAATTGCTCAATATCTTTTTCTGATAAAAGCTCAGACATCATTTCATTTTCTTTTTGAGCAGCTTGACTGGCCTTTTGAAATAATCCCAATAGCTTTACAAGTACTTCGTCATTCTTTAAGCTTGAATCTATTAAGCCTTTTATTTGTGGCATAAGAACTATAGCATCTCCAGGTCCCTCGATCATGTCAGCAATCTCGTCTATTTTAATTCTAATTGATGAGTCTTGATTATGTTGTCTATCGTAAACTTCTTTCACAAGGTCAGAAAGTTTCTTACCTGGGAAAACTTCTTTTTCTAATTCCATTATTATTTTTATATATAAATATCATGATCGTGATTTTCTATCCTATTCTTTAAAATCTCTAGATAAACAGTTTTTAGCTTTTTTACCACCTTTGTAATAGTATTGGATTGAACATCAGCGATTTCTTTAACATATATAAATAATGCTTTTTTATTGAATATATCTATGTTTTCTCGTTTTTTAAACACTTCGAGAATAGCATCAGCTGCTTTAATCTCATCATCTTTCTCGAATAGATCCATTAATTTCTCATCAACAATCTTTATAAACTCTTCTATTACATCCAATCTATCAATTTCTTGATTTTCAGGATTAAATACTAAAGTTTCATGAGTTTCATTTTGATTATCTATTTCCTCTACCTGTATTTTAGATACTAATTTTTTATAATTTTTTTGATTATAAATGATTAGGTATCTTTTAGCTATTGTACCAAAATAAGAGTAAGCTTTACCTTTTGATTGGTCGTACAGATGAAGTTTTTGTAATAAAAATGAGATTACTTCGTATTTTAAGTCTTCTATATTATCCACTTCTGTATAATAAAACTTAAAAGTATGAATAATATTCTCAGTTAATTTATAAAATGCGTAATGAATCTCAGCATTATAAATTTTATTTTTTTCAGCTTGAATATTACATGCTCTATATCTTAAGATAGCGTCTTCAGTATCAGTTGTAAAATAATTATTTTTTGTTTTAGGCTTTCTTTTTCTAAGATCACCTTTTTTTGTAAGACCTAAAAACTCTACTTCTACTTCTTCTACCATACTTATTTTCTCCCTGTAAATTGTTGAACCTGATATTGAATTTGTTTAATTGTTTCGAACAATTGTAGCAACTCTGGATCTGATTGTACCCACATAGTTGTGTCAATTTTATTGACTAGTCCGTTAAATTGATCTAGCATAACTACAGTTTCATTAACAAATTCGCTTTGATTAATAACAATTCTTTCTAATTCCCTATTTTTCTTTAAGAGATTCCAAATAATAAAACCAATAAGAGAGCCAATCCATAGGACAATGGCGATAATTCCAAATATCATAATTTAAATTTGTGTTTCAACTCTAGAAGCCATTAGATCGGCTTGATGTAAGATATAAGGCAGGTTTGACTTTATCTCAGAATCAGAGTTATAAGTGATGTAATAGGGTTTATTTGCTTCTTCGTACAATCCATCATGAAGTTTAATCGCTAAGAACTCATTCTCAGTAACAAATACTCCATAGCGTTGTAGATAGTATAGGCTGCGATCGGCAATTCTCATATGAGTTAACTTAGGGTTAATCTTATAGTGCGCGCCTTGCTTATCTATGTGCCATTGGGAATCATTTGGGATATAGAATGGTTCATCATTACTTTCTCCTAATTTACCAAGATCGTGGTTAATTGCAGAAAATACTAATTCCTCTATAGTATAATTCTTTTTTTGTCCAAATCTATCCCATACTTTATCCATTACTAGTGCAGCTTCAACTACCCTATTCACATGATCTACATATCCGCCAATAAAACAATTGTGATGGCTAGCTTTTGATGATGCAGGACTAGTAGCAAGATTTAAATCTATCGTATTATAGAATGCTAATAATTTTTCTTTTCTTGGATTTGATATGTACTTATCAATAAATTCCAGTAATTTAATTACATTATTTTGTAATTGTTCTTCGCTTAATTTTTTCATAACTTATTTATTTTACTATTAATATTGCCTTTCTTCTTCATTATTTAATAGAATCTCAATTTCATTCATTTTAAGTCTAAATTTCTCAATATGCTCTTTCAATATTACTGGAGATTCTAGTCTAGAAATAGCTGAATCTTGACCTGAGATTAAGTTGTTAAGCTCATTCAACTTTCTTAAGATTAATGGTTTATGTTTCATATTTTTTGTTTTATAGCCTCTATCATTTGTTCAAGAGTCATATATGGTTTTAAAATGTACTGATTAATTTCTGTATCTTGAGGTTTAAGATTCTCGTAAGATTCAGCTACATAATATAATTCAGTTGGAGAATAATGTGTTTTTCCATAAAGCATTAACATAGGATATGTGCTAGTTCCAGTAGCTAATTCTATTTTATCGCATATATAAGGATACTTCTCACAAGAAACAATAGTAGCTTCTTTTCCAGAATTTAATATAAATTCCTTTGCCCTTTTACATTTTTCACAACCATCAATAGTCACTAGTGTCATCAAATTCATTGTCTAATTTTTTAAGTAAGTCAATCCAGAATAGTTTATCTTCATTTGACATGTCTTCAAAATGGAAAGATAGGTATATATATATTGCATCTAGCTCTTCCTCTGTTATGTCCTCTATTTTCTTCCCCTCTATTCTGCTCTCTATTTTCTCTCCCTCTGTTAACATCCCCTTTGGTTTTTAATATCTAAGAATAGATCAAATATAATGTTTATTGATATTCAACTAAAGAATAAGTTTCTAGTTACTAAACTATTTTCACTGATAACTTTTTTATTATTAAATTGATTTTTATTTGGTATATTAGTATAATATGGAAACTCACGATTATGTATTGGGCTTATTAGAATCTATTCTCGGCAAAGGCAAGAAAGATCGTCATACATTTGACTACGCGTTTAATTGTCCTGTCTGTACTCATAAGAAGCCTAAATTAATTGTTAATATACAAAGCGGTAATTATAATTGTTGGGTATGTCATCCACCAACTAAAGGTAAAACTCCTGTATCTTTGTTTGTTAAACTTGGCGTAGATACTGATCGTGTAAATGAGATGAAATCTTATTTTAAAGGAGATAATACTAAAATTGAAGAAAGCAGAGAAACCAGTGTTTTTTTGCCTAAAGAATTTGAATCATTTACCCATAATGATGGATCGCTTGAATATAGACGAGCTGCGTCATATATTAAAATGAGAGGCATTCAAGAGCCTGATGTACTTAAATATAATCTTGGATATTGTAAAGCTGGTAGATATAGAAATAAAATTATTGTTCCTTCTTATGATAAAAATGGCAAATTAAATTATTTTATTGCGCGATCATTCGAGAAAGATCCATTTCTAAAATATGATGCACCAGCTATTACTAAGACAGAAATAATTGGCATGGAGTATTTTATCAATTGGTCAGTTCCAGTGATATTATGCGAAGGAGCATTCGATGCTATCGCTATTAAAAGAAACGCAATACCTTTATTTGGTAAAACAATTCCAAAAGCATTAATGCTAAAATTGGTTGAATCTCAAGTTAAAACAGTTTATCTAGCATTAGATAATGATGCGCTCAAGGAAGCGCTGACGTACTCACAGATGCTGTTAGATCATGGCAAAGAAGTATACTTAATCGAATTAGAAGGTAAGGACCCAAGCGAATTGGGCTTCGAGAAAATGACTAATCTATTACAAAAAGCAAAACCATTAACATTCGCAGATCTTCTCTTAAGAAGACTAAAATTATAATCCCGTATGAGTAAATTAAAACAATTGAACAAAATCTATCATATTAGTGATGTTCATATTAGAAATTTTAAGAGACATGAAGAGTATAATAGATCATTTAATAGATTGTATTCTTACATAAAAGAGACTTTTACAAACGACAGTTTAATTGTGTTAACTGGAGATATTGTACACTCTAAAACAGATGTGACGCCTGAATTAATTAATATGGTGCAAGGCTTTTTAAGAAACTTATGTACTATTGGTAAAGTGCTTATGATTCCTGGAAATCATGACGCTAATTTAAATAACGCGCATAGAATGGATGCTTTAACGCCTATTGTTGAGGCTTTAAATGAACCAAATTTAAAATATGTAAAAGATACATGCGAATTTAAAATAGCTGATAAAACATTTGTTCATTGGTCGGTCTTCGATAAAGAAGACAAATATATCCCCGCAAATAAAGTTGATGGAGAATATAAAATTGCTTTATTTCATGGACCAGTTACTGGAGTACTATTAAAAGAGAATTCTCAATTATTGGATCAAGCTCTTAAAATTAGTGACTTCGAAGGCTTCGATTTAGCTCTTCTTGGAGATATTCATACAAGACAATTCTTAAACGCTGAGCAAACAATAGGATATCCAGGATCTTTTATTCAACAAAATCATGGAGAAAATATAGGCAAAGGCATATATGTATGGCGATTAGATAATAAGAAAGCTGAATACATAGAGATACCAAATGATACAGCATTCTATACAATTAATGTAGATACTGGAATCTATGATCCTCTTCCATCTTACTTACCAGAGAATCTATATTTAAGAATTCGATATAAAAATACGCCTCAATCAGTAATAAAAGACATTGTTGCAGATATAAAGCAAACAAGAAATGTTATAGAATCATCTATTCAAAAAATGAATGATTTTTCTGCTATTGAAGGGACAGAAAAAAGACTGCATAACATTGATGTTAGAGATGTAAACTATCAAAACTTAGTATTAGCTGAGTTTTTAACTAAGACTTTTGGTGAAGATCAAGAATCAATCAAAAGAGTGGTTGACATAAACACAGACTTAAACAAGTCATTAACAAAGTCTGAAATTCCTAGAAATTCAATGTGGATTCCTAAGAAATTTAAGTTTGACAATATGTTTTCTTATGGAAAAGGAAATACAATTGACTTTTCTAACATGGATGGCACATACGGAATATTTGCACCAAATGCAAGCGGCAAATCAACGCTATTAGATTCAATTACGTATTGCATATTTGATAAGTGTTCAAAGACTACCAAAGCTGGTCAAGTAATGAACAATCAATCTGATAATTTTTACTGCAAACTTACGTTTGAATTACATAGTAGAGAGTATACGATAGAAAGAAAAGGCATTAAACAAAAAACGGGTAATGTAAAAGTAAATGTAGACTTTTATTATAAAGATGGAGAAGATAAAATATCATTAAATGGTAAAGATAGAAGCGATACTAACGCAAATATTAGATCTATTTTAGGCAATTATGAAGACTTTGTACTAACAGCGTTATCAGTTCAAAACAACAATACTGGCTTCATTGATATGTCTCAGAGCGATCGTAAAGACTTATTATCTCAATTCTTAGACATAAATGTATACGAAGAATTGTATCAACTAGCTAATGATGAATCTAGAGACATATCAGTATTATTAAAACAACATCAAAAGAGTGATTATCAAGAGCAACTAAAGAAAACTTCTTTTGATATGGAAACTTTAGAAATAAAAATAGAAGATAAGAATGAAATATTATTAGAAGTAACTAATTCTATTCAAGATACAGAAGAAAAAATCTTATCAAAAACTCAAGAGTTAATAAAAATTAATTCTTCCATTAAAGATATAGATAATCTTGTTATGTCTAAAGATAATTTAATAGATTCTATATCTAAAGTTGATAATTTTCTTATAGATAAATCTAATTCTTTAATTGACATAGAATCAAAATTGATCAATAGAGCATCAGACTTATCTAAAGTTAATATAACATTAATCGAAAATAATCTTGAGATATGGAAAACAAATAGAGAGCTATTGACTAAAAAGAATTTAGAATTAGCTAAGGCAACTACCAATTTACATAATAATAAAAAGAAATTAGAGAAGCTAGATGAATTAAAATATGATGAAAACTGTTCTTTTTGTATGAATAATGTTTTTGTTAAAGACGCTATAGAAACTAGAAAACAATACGATAAAGAGAGCGAATTAGTACAATCATTAAAAAATGATCAACAATTAATACAAGATAAAGTAGATGAATTCGCGACATCTCAAATAGATAAGGCCGCGTATGATGATATGTCTGCTGAAATAACCAAATTTGAAATGGAAAAATCAAAATTGGAATTGGATATCAATAAAATAAAGACTAAGCATAAAGAATATAAAGATGCATTACTAAAAATTAAACTTGATATAGCTGAATATTATGAACATTTAGATTCTATTGAAAAAAATAGCGAAATAAATGATATAATCTCTCAACTAAAGTTAGAAAAGAAAACACTAGATAATAAGTTAGCCCAAATAAACAAAGATATCACAGATCTTACGATTGATTATAAATTAGCTGAGAACAGTAAAAGCACTTATCAAAAAGCAATCGCTGCAGTTAAAGATTTAGAACTTCAATTTAAAGACTATCAACAATATTTAGCCGCTACGCATAGAGATGGTATACCTCATATGCTAATAGCAAGTATTATACCTTCGGTAGAAGAAGAGATTAATAATATCTTATCACAAATTGTAGACTTTTCAATTGTATTACAAGCCGAAGATAAGTCAATCAACGCTTATATCGCATATTCAGAAGAAGATTTTTGGCCATTAGAACTTACATCTGGTATGGAGAAATTTGTTGCTAGTTTGGCAATAAGAACTGCTTTAATCAATGTATCTTCACTTCCAAAACCAAACTTTTTAGCAATAGATGAAGGTTTTGGAGCATTAGATTCTAGTAATCTAAACTCTATGGTAATGTTATTTGATTATCTAAAGACTCAATTTAAATTTATTATGATAATATCGCATATAGATTCAATGCGTGATATTGTTGATAGTCATGTAGAGATCAATAAGACTAGCGGAAAATCTAAAATAGAACACACTTAGTGATATTTATTAAGAAACTTTAATGGAATTTAATGTGATAAAAACCGTAGTAGCAATATACCCAGGTCGTTTTCAGCCATTTGGTAAGCATCATGCTGATACTTTTAAATGGTTACAATCTAAATTTGGAGCAAAAGATACATTCATAGCGACGTCAGATAACGTTAAATTGCCTAATAGTCCATTAAATTTTAAAGAAAAACAAGCTATCATATCAAAATATGGATTTGGAAATAACTTAATTCAAGTTAAAAATCCATATAAAGCAGAAGAAATTACTGCTAAATATGATCCTAAGACTACAGCAGTAGTGTTTATGGTTGGTAAAAAAGACATGCAAGAAGATCCTAGATTTGTAATAGGAAAGAAAAAAGATGGTACAGATTCTTATTTTCAAAAGTATGATCCTGATAAACCAATGAAATCATATCTTCAACATGGATATTTAATTGTAGCTCCTCATAAATCATATAATATTCCTGGAATCGGCGAAATGAGTGGTACAAATATAAGAGCAGCGCTATCATCTCCAACTACAGCTGCACAATATAAGAAAAATTTTGAAGGTATATTTGGATGGTGGGATGAAAAGCTAGCCAGATTAATGAAACAAAAGTTTTCTAATCAACCTTTAAAAGAGACTACTATATTAAGTTCTCTTTTTAAAGCCTTATTAATGGAAGGTGGAAATGTATTTAAGGATGAAAACGGAAAAGAAGCAACGAAAAGAATAAATAGAGCTGACGTAATTCCTACTGTAAAATATTTAGAGAAAATAACTGCGCTAAACTTAGTAGATAATATGCTAGGCACTACTGGTAGAAAAGATACTAGTGGTGATTTAGATTTAGGAGTAAATGAAAAAGAAATTTCTAAAGATGAATTAGTTTCTTTACTACTAAATAAATTTTCTAAGAACGATATTAAAAAAAGTGGTAATAATGTGCATTTAAAAACGCCTATTAATGGTAATCCAAAAAATGGATTTGTTCAAACTGATTTCATGTTTGGAGATCAAGATTGGCTAAAATTTAGTATGCAAGGAGGACGAGAAAATTCTACATTTAAAGGAGTTGACAGAGCATTATTAATGGCGTCTATAGCTAAAGCGCAAGGATTAAAATGGTCTTATCTAAATGGATTAGTGGATAGAGAAACAAATAAAACATTAACTAAAAATCCTGACGAAATAGCCAAACTACTACTAAGTAAAAACGCTACAGGCAAAGATTTAGCTGACGTAGAATCTATAATAGATATAATAAAAAATAGAAAAGATTACAAAGACCTAATAGCTCAAGCGCAATCTGATTTTGAAAAAAAGGGATTAACGCTAAATGAAGGATTGTTAAAGGAAGGCGGAGCTGGTGGCCATATGGCTCATCCATTTGATTTAGATAAGGTAAAAACAGGTAATGATTTAGTTAGAATATTTGAACAAACTGCTAAATTTCTTACAAAAAACCCCGCACCAGTAAAAATAGATGGAGTTAATGCAGCGATAAGACTCGGTAATATAGACGGAAAAAGAGAGTTTGTACTCGATAGAGGATCTAGTAAAGAAATAGACATTAAAGGCATTACGAAAGCTGATTTACCTGCAAGATTTACGACTCCTGGCCATGGCATGATAAAAATAGGCGGCAAAGTACTAGATATTTTCAATACAGCATATCCAGTAATAAAAGGAGATTTAGCTAAATTGGGAATGATTAAAAATCCTAACATACTTCTTAACATTGAGTACGTAGAAGGAAAAACAAATGTACAAGAATATGGTAAAAACTTTCTAGCTATACACAATTTAATAGAAATTTCTCAAAATCCTGGTAAGCAATCAAGATCTACCCACGAAATACCCTATTCAAAAGATGTATTAGAAGATATGATAAAAAAATTACAGCCAATAGCTAAAAAATATGGATTTGAAGTGCTATCTTCTATACCGGCTAAGATAGAAAAAACACCAAACTTTGCTGCGGCGCTATCTAAAAACTATACTGTAGTAGTAGACAAAAATAATAAACAAACTAAATCACTTAAAGCTTGGTTAAATGAGGCTAAAAATACAAAAGGACTAAGAATAAAGCTAAAAGACGGTAAAACTGTTGACGCATTAAGTAAACAAGTGTTTTTAGCCATTAAAAATGGAACACCAATAACAGAATTAATTGCTAATCCTAAAGATCAAAAAACAGCGATAGATTCTTTTGTAATTTACGAAGCTACAATGGAACTTGGAGATGCTTTATTAAAATCAATGACTTCTCCATTAGGTCCAGTAGATCAACAAGAAGGAATAGTGGTAAGAGATCCAGCAATAGATAGCGATCCATTTAAAATAACCGGATCATTTATAGTTAGAGGATTACAAACATCATTTACAAGATAGTAACAATGACTACACAAGAGCGCATACAGCTGATTGAAGATTTTATAGACTTTGCTGCTTATCAGCTTAAAATAGATTCTTTACCAAAGATTACATTTATTGATGATAAGAGTTGGGTACTAGCTAGACATAGCTTTGGTGAATATAATGGCTCAGGAAAAACAATTGTAATGTATATTGCTAATAGAAATTTAGCGGATGTACTAAGAACTTTAGGTCATGAGTTAACTCATCATAAACAAAATGAATTAGATTTACTTCAGCCAAAATCAGGAACCACTGGATCTCCAGTAGAAGATGAAGCAAATGCGGTAGCTGGAGTTTTAATGAGAGAATTTGGAAAACGCAATGAATTAATATACGAAGGATTAAAAAATAACTTAGTAAAGCAATTAGTAAAATGATAATTCATGAGTTAAAAACTCCTATATGGGTAGAAACACCATTTGGCACTGGAAAATGTATATGTTGGATAGATTATAATGTAGACACTAATACAATATGGAAAGTTGTATTAAAAGAAGACGGTAGAGTAAGAAATTTTAATGATACAGAAATTAGAGTTATTCCTAATCTAATGAACGAAGAAAAAATAGTTGTGCCGGATAATTGGAAAAACTCAACCACTTTAAATAAAAAATAAAGAATATGAAAGAAACAGTTTTGAAGAAAGAATTCTCTAAAAAAGATGTACAGAGAATGAGAAATATTATCTCTAATAAGTCTGGAGAAAGAACTCAATTATTAGTTGGATGGGAAAAGTATACACAAGATAGAAATGAAGGAGACGTATGGGAAGAGCATGGGAGATCATGGACCATCTTAAACGGTATTAAGCAAACAGTAACAAAGATGGATCGATTGAAGAGTATGGTGATACTCCCATTGTGTTGCCCGAGTTGCAATAAACCAATGAAGGTAACTGAATTAAATAAGAAGATGTATTCAATACATAAAATATGTTTTGATTGTACAATTGATATGGAAGCAGAGATTAAGAAGACCGGCAATTGGGAAGATTATGTTAAGACACAAAAAAATGCAAATAAAAATGCTAGCCTAGAAGACTTAGAAAGACAAGTAGAAACCTGGTTAAACCAACGAGATAGCTATGTTTCAGAATCAGGAGATGTAGAAAGTTGGTCAGAAGTAGATAAAACTAAGATGTATGATGAGGTTAAACAATGGATAAAAGAACAGAAAGAGACATATTTATAAGTAAATTAC